GAGTGGAAGAAGCTTGGTACAAAAGTGTTTCCGCAGCGACGTTGCCATCAAAAATATAGTCGCCATTTGTCCAAGTGAGTTGGTTTACCACTAATATCCATACTGCTGGTTGATCCCATGCAAATGTAGCCTTTAAGTAATGGCCGCCGAGTCCACCAATAAATAAGAAACTTGGACTACCGACGATCTGTGCAGGCGCGGTTCCGCTGTTGTTCAGCGTCCAGGTCTCCCCTGCTCCGCCCGTAAACGTCGCGCCATTGATCGTGGTCTCAGCGGCGAGTGCCACATTCATGTCGTAGAGCGAGCCGACTTGCATCCGGTACACCTTGCCGATGCTGGTCGTGCTGCCAATACTCATATCCACCGCTGCGTTCGTCAGCGTCTTGGCTGCTGTGACCTGACTCCCTGATTGCACACCATCATAAGAGAACGTCGCTCCTACTCCGTCCTCCCATACGATTGTCGCCGTGTGCCGTGAGCCGTCCGCAAAACTTGAGGCCGCGACAACATCCACATTTGTCAGACTCGCGCCGTCGCCGACGACCAGCCTGATCTTGTCTGTGGTCAGCCACTTGACGATGAAGCCGTCATTGCCACTGGTCTTCGTGAACAGCGTCACGTCCGCCGCTGGCGTGTAATCGTTGGGGGCAACGTCGAACGTGATAGTCTGATTGCCGGTAACGGTCTGGTTCGGGCTTGTCAGCGTGTTGGCTGCGACCGCTGGCAAATAAACATAATTTGCGCCGGTATGCGCAAGATAGATCGGCTGACTGGCACTGGTGGCCTGTGCTAAATCGGCAGCAGTACCAGCAGTCCCGTTGACCCAATTTGCCCACAGGCTGGCGTTCGGTTCGCCCGTCACGCCTATGCCGGGCTGATACCAGGCGGCGGTGTTGCCGTCGCTGAGAATAGTCTTAAGACGATACCGATCTGAAGGTACCCAGAGTTGACGCCGCGCACGCAGCGCGGCACGCCCCAGCGACTGACGCCTGAGGTCGTGCAACCTCACGGTCAGTACCTCAGGATGGTGAGTGTGCGAGGAACGGTTGTCGCCGCGGACAGCTCAACGCGCACGTAGGGCGGAGTGAGCGTACCCATCGGCCATGCCACCATGCGGCTCCCTGTGGCGGTGGGAAACAGGATGTCGCCGTTCACATCCTGCATGCGCAGGAAGCTGGCCGAGGTCGTGTCGAACCCACCGCGCACGTAGAGATTTGCGGTGTCGATCGTCGGCACCCCGATCAGACCGAGTTGCCCATTGCGTAGATCCACGTCTGGCCCTACTGTCTGGCCGGACGCAATCACGGTGTAGAGAACACGGCTCATGCTATGATGTCCGCTTTACTTCCCACATCACCGTGACATCGATCGGCCGCGGATTAGCATCGGCCCACCCCAAGATGAAGTAACCATTGGAGCTGATCGAATTGACGCGCAACTTCGATACATCAGCGCGTGGAATATCCCAGTTGACAATCGGCGCAGCGATACCCAACGGCTGAGAATTCACGGTGGAGATCGCGAAGCTAACCCCGTCCACGATGGAGTTGATGCGCAACGAAGCATTGATCCCCGCACCCGCGGAAACCACCGTGGTCTCGGCTTGGAGCGCGATGTTGATTGCGTAACCACTGTGGACCGCGCTGGTAGAGGCCGTACCGGAGACCGCCGCAGAGTTGGTGAACGCGACCTGTCCCTGCTGAATGTAGGCGGCGGGGATCGCGCACTCAATGCCAAGACTGATGATCGAGTCTGAGTTGACGTTCGAGGTCGAAACCACCTGCGATGCCGACCCCGAAGCGAGAGTGGTACGGCCCGCCCACTGATTGACAGCAGAGGTCGCCTTAGTCATGATAGGACCTCGCATCAACGGGCGAAACAGCGTCTCCGTCGGAGTGCGAGCATGCGCAGCCTGCGCAAAGGTCGCGAACGCCGCCGCGACCGCCAGAGCCAGGTGCTTCAGTTTCATGATGAGATGCTCCTGTTGAACGTGAATTTACGTGCCGAGGCGCTTATGCTGTACGGCGCCCCGACCTTTGAGCATGGACTGCAACGCCGGGTTGTAGACCACCTCTTCGGTGTACGAATCGAGCGAGAAACCTTTGCCCGAGAACTTCGAATCGACCGCAGCCAACGCCTTGGCAGCGTCCACGGTGATGCGTTCCCAAACGTTCTTCGGATAATCATGCATCTCGCCCGCCTTGAACCGACGGCCCACGTCGCGCGTAAATTTACGAAGCATTTCGTAGCTCCTCTTCGTGAGTGAAATTACAGCGTCGAGCCGACCAGATAGGCCAGTTGCGATGCGACGATTTTCTCGTCCTGGTAATACCCGACCTCCGTAATCTCGGTCTTCTTACCCGGATCGGGATCGTTGTACACGCTGGCGACGAACGGTGCCGGCAGCTGCGGATCGCGCCACTGAAACCCGAGCCCAAAGGTCACCGTCTCCATCCCGCCCGCTGGACCGACATAGGCAAGCAGCGCATTGTTGCCCCAGATGTTGACGATCGAGGCAGTGCCACCCTCCAGCGCCGCGTTGCGGATGCCTGTGGGTACGAGCAAGTTCTGCACCCGGAACACCTCCTTCAGCTCGGCGTCATTCAAGAGCCCACCCTGAGTGTACTTGAACATATCGAGCAGTACCGGGTGACGCCGCACGGTCTGGTAACTGTCGAAATCGATCAGCAGCGTATTGGCTATCACCCCAGTGTTGTTGCGTATGAAGGCGTGGCCAGTGGTGATGTCGCTGATCGGATCGGAGCTGACGTAGTCGGACCATTTATTGGCGCCGGTGAGCGAGACGCCCGATCCGATGTTGGTGATGGAAGTGACCTTGTTCGCGATACGCACTTCCATATCCCGCATAAGATCCTCCACGACCTTGCGCGTGGTACGCGCACGGAGCATGATCGGATCGTCGGCGGCAGCCAACACTTCGAACGCGTTCTCGCCCGCGAGCGCGTAATTGTGCGCGTAGTACTGGTCGCTCGACACGTCGAACTCAACGCGCCGAGGCGAGGTCTTCGGCGCGCGTAATGTGGACTGCGGATTGCGCAGCCAGATGTTCTTGGTGATGGTGTAGTAGTTGCCGGCCTGCTTGCCCACGGGGACGATTGGGAACAACTGCGGCCCGACGAAGTTCCCCGTACTGAACGCCTGCACAGCGATGTTCGAGAGCGGCACGTCGATGTGCACGTCGCGGCCGGTGAGGTTCATCCCGAGCGCGAGCTGAACGTAGGCGGCGACCCCCCGCAAAATGTCGAAGTTGAATACGCGTTTCATGGTGGTATCTCCTTGTTGAATGATGAACGGTACGGTCAGGCGACCGAGCCCCACTTGACGGGCGGAAAAAGGAGCGCCGTAACGATCTCGTTCGCCGTAGTAGCGGTCTCCAGCGCCCGGCCGCAGACCACGTCCCCCGAAACCGCATCCACCACCATGCCAGAACTGTTATGCGCGATGAACGCCCCCGCAGTCACCGTGCCGCCCCCGCGCACCTTGCTCAACCCCAGGCAGGTCACAGTAGCGGCCTCGCCGGACTTGGGTTTGTTCTGCAGCACTCCGAGCGGGCTCTTCAGCGCACCGGCCACCAACACCTCTGAGCAGATATTGACTGTGGTCGCCGCGGCGAGACGCACGACGATGTACTGCTTAGCGCCACCACTAGCGCCGTCCAGATCCGCCGCAGCCGAAAGACCTGGAATGGTCAACTGACCGCCGAACTCCGCCCACGCGCCTTGCACGCGCTGAGCGAACAGTGCGAAGAACTTGTAGATCGATTTCATGTTCGTATCTCCTAGTTGATCAGAGGGGTGTACGCGAGTCAGTGGGCTGCGGCGCGTTCGCTGGCCTGTTCCGAATACCGACGCGACAGCTCGGGTTCGGCGGATTGCACGGCCTGCACGGCGGCGAGATAATCACCCTTCAGCTCGGGGTGCTTGGTGATGTATTCCTTCGCCTTGCGATCCAGTTCCACGCCGGCGTCTTCGTTCGGATGGTCGGAGCCTTCCTCGCGATGCTCGACACCAGCCGCGGAATAAGCCTTGAAGAGCCGCTCAGCCTGGCTGTTGATCTGGGAGACCATGCCATCAGCAATCTCCACGAGCGTCTGATCGGTGGCGACCTCCTTACCGTCCTTGTCCTTGGAGTAGACCTTGATCTTCTCCGCCGCGTGCGAGAGCGCATACGCGTACATCGCCTCGAATCCGGAACGAAAGGCCGGGACCTTGATGGTGACGATCTTCTCGGCGACCGACCGGCGCCGCGCATCGGCTTCGAGCTGCGCGATCCGTTCCTTGTTCTCCTTGTTCTCGCGGGTCAACTCCTCGCGCGCGTCGGCGTCGTGCTGGGTGAGGAGCTTGATCTCAGCGGTGACGGAGACGATGTCGGCGGAGAGCTTCTTCACCTCAGCGTCTTTGTCCTTGTCGCTGAGGTTGGCGCCGCTGATGGCGTCCAGGCGCTCGGTGAGGGTCTTGAGTTGGTCTTGCAGTTCCTTGGCGGTCTTCATGGTTTCATGCTCCTCTTGCGAAAGTTGTCGAATCAGCGCAGCAGCGCGCTCGTTCAAGCAATCGTAAAGTGCTTCCGGCGACACATCGAGCGCGTCCTCGTGCGCTGCGAACTTCTCGAATTCGCCCGCCGCAGCGAACTCCATCTTGTGCAACGGAGTGAGCCCAGTGACAGCCGGCACGTCCGCTCCAAGCAGGGCCACAGCCTTCAACGCGCGAGCGAACTTCTTGCCGCCACGATTCAGGTTGAAATACACCTCGCTCGACACGCGATCATAGCTCTTGCGGCGGATAGCGTCCACCACCGAGTCATGCATGTCAGTGAAATCAGCGACGAGCTTCTGCCCGACGCGACGCAGGTTCTGCACCCAGCCGTAGGCCGGAGCACCGGGAGAGTCCCTCGTATGGCCGACTTTGATAGCGGGACGGAAATCCAGCGCCGCGTGCGCGCGGACCATCTCGTCGAGATCTACCTCAGTATAGACATCGCCGTTGTGGGTACCGGTGGAGAATATCTCGATGCCTTTGATGTTGCTCGCGTAGTCGCGATCACCAGATTTCATCATCTTCTCAACCCACACCTTCATCTCGGCGGGAGGCATGTCAGGATGATCCTTCTTGCATTTCGCCGTCCACTCAGCGCGGGTCATCGGGGGCATGGTGTAGTGCTCCTAGATAATGAAATTGGCTTGCGCTAATTTAACCCTTTTTCGCGCCCAGGCCAAAATGCTTACCGCTAAGCATCCCCCGCGCGCCCTCCACCAGCGGGGAGTCTTTAGTCTTTTCCCCATCCCAACGCGCAATGCTGGCATCAGCGGCCTGCGTCTGACGCTCTTCCGGAGAAAGTGCTGCCGCACGAGCTTTACCCCCGAGCGAACCAAGCGCCACGGCTGCAGCGTTCTTCTCGCGCCACTTTACGCGACATTTCGGACAACGATAGGTCTTTCGCCCCGAAGCCGTACCCACGTCCACCACCTCAACGGCTTCCCAGCGGCAATTCGGACAGTTCACCTCGGCACCTCCATGTGGCACGAGTTGCACAATTTCCAAGGACTCATACACAACTTCTCAGGTTTATCCCAGACGGTGCCGAACGCGCCACCCCCTGTTGCGTCCAAACAGCATGTGGTCACGCGCCCATCCACCAGCACCACTCCCCACCCCTGAAGCAAATAGTCACAGGGCACGCGCGGCGCCGACACGTGCCACTTCACCTGCCCCGCCCAATCAAATGCGGAAATGGCCGGTGCTGGATTGGCGCCAGCGAAAATACCCGCGCGCTTGGCGGCCTCCACCGCTGGTCCCGCCTTCTCAGGGCGATGCAACGACACGCAGACTTTCGGCGCGAGCTCCTTGAGCGTCTGACAGGCTGCATCATCCAACAGCAGGCCGTTCGTTGTCACGATCAGATCGCGCTTCGACCCAATCACGACGCGCGCCGCGGCCGCGGCCTCGAAGAATCGCGGATGCATGAGTGACTCCCCGATCCCGGTCAGCGAGAGCTCGGTCTGAGTGCCCTGACGCACAAAGAACCGCACCAGCTCCAGCGCCGCCTCGAACGTCTCCCACGCCATGTCCTCATGCGGACGCAGCTTCTGCGGACTGGGGCAGTAGCGACACTTGAGATTGCATCGCGTCGTCAACTCGATCTGGTGAATGTCGCGCACGGGGCGTGGATAAGTCGCGAATTTGTACCGAATGCCTTCCACCGCCGAGCTGTGCTTAACGGCATCTGGGTCCACCATCATCTCTTTTCCTCACCAGGAGCGATCGCCTCACAACGCACCCTGAACACCACCACCTGCGGATTGCCCGACTGCAATTGCCGGAACCCGCAGATGCTGTCGAACGGTTGGCTCTCAACAGCGACGCATCCCATCAACAACCCAAGCAGCACCGCCAACAATGGTTTCATGAAGGTCACTCCGGAGTATCCGCGTCATAGTGCAGGTGAATCGGCTGCGTCCACGCCTCATGCTCACTACCGTAGGTCTGCCTCCCGTAACGAATCATCCCGAACATCGCCAACGGCGATCGACCCCAACGACGGTAAAACAAACGTTCATCTTTCGCCAACGCGAGATTATGCCCAACTTGCGCTGCGATCACCTGCGTGGTCATGGAGCCAAGGTGATGCACGTGCTTGCGACAGCTGCGATATGCACGCAGTCTCTGCTCGTACATACGCATGACGAGATCGGAGTCCTGGTAGATGCGCTGATAGGCTTCGTCGAGCCGCCAACCGCGACGAAACATATTGAAAGGTGAAAACATCCCCTCCACGATCCGGTCCTGGGACTCGCGCGGACCGATGGTCGCACCAGGCTCGTAAGCGGAAAGCGAAGCGATACCGCAATCCTGCGACCGTTCATCGAAGACGCGTAGCAGTTCCGTATCCCACCCCTGCGGCACGATCACATCCGACCCGGTGCTGACGATGAAATCACCAGAAGCGGCATCAATAGCAACATTCGTTTCGCGGATGCCGCCGATGGGAGGCGTGAAGTTCAGATACTTGTCAATACACATGTTCACCGACTGAAACCTGTGTACATATTGCTCGAAGTAATCACCTGCCGCCTCCGCAACAATCAGCTCGAAGCTCGGGTCGTCAGCGTGCATGCGTAGAGTCTTGATCGTGAACTCAGCAAGATTGCGCAGAAACGGCGTCGGCGCCAACAACGGCAGCACCACCGAAATGGAACTCATCTCAGCAACTCTCCGAATTGATACTCTTTGACCGCGCTTCGAGAGTGGTGATGCGGGTGCGCAACACCTCGATCTGGCGCGCAACCTCGACTGTCAGCTCGGCCTGCGTGAGATGGAGCTCCTTCTCCTTGCCTAGATACCAATCCTGCGCGTTGTGCAGCAACGCTTCCGCGCGTTCGAGCAACGTCTTCATGCCGCCTCCTTCTTATTCACTTCGATGGCTAAAAACATCTTTCTCCTGATAAGAGCCATAGCCATTATTCGAGTCATGCCTCTTACTCTCTCTACATAGCGTCGTTCCGGACTGATGTCATAGCACATTTCCCACACCCGTCCATCCACTATCGTCCGACAAGTAATAACCATCACATCAGTCATTATGTCTTTATGCGCAAACCACTTAATCCTTGGCCAATTGGACAAGTTCCGATAGGGCCTTGTCTTCGACAACGTCTTCATGCGTTAGTCTCCTTGTAAAATGACTCTGCCGCCAGACCGGTCAACCGCTCCGCGTAAGCGTCCGCCTCGCGTTCCATCGCCCGCAACCGACGCCTCGCCCCCGGCAGCAAACATAGCCCCGTCACAGTCATCAGCCACCGCACCCGGATGTGCCCGAGTGCGCAATGCCCCAACTCGTGCGCGATCAAAAACCGCAACGCCCAGGCCGGAGTGCGAGCCAACGAGCCATGATCAAAGAACACCAATTGACGCGGCCACGCCAGCACCGAGAACCCGCCAGGCGCCGCTAGGCGCGCCACGTACAACCGCACACCGAGCCCACGAGCGTGCGCGGCGATCTCGGGCGCAATGCGTCCCGCGCTCATCGGTTGTGCCCCGGCAAGCAACGTCCACGGCGCGAGCCAGTTGAAGAAAATCCACGCAACGCAACCCAGAATGACGACCCAGGTCACAGTAGAACTCCCAGCAACAGCGCTACCACAACGAGCCCGAGCACGATACCGACGCAGACCGAACGCATTCCCGAGTCGTCCCCGAAATCTTCATCCCGATCCCAATCCGGGCGCGTCATCGTAGCAATATCACCTGTGCAT